TGCTGCGCACCCCGGCTTCAAGGCGGCGCAGTCGCAGATCGCCAAGCGCCAGGGGATCAGCCAGGAGCGCGCCGGGGCGATCCTCGCCGCCGGGGCGCGCAAGGCAAGTCCCGCCGCGAAGAAACGCAACCCGAACCTACTCAAGGTGAGCGGCGCGAAGAAGAAGAAGAAATGAGCGGTCCCGGTATGACCCAGTGCCCGGTCTGCGGTCAGCGGATGGCTGCCGGGTCGCTCTACTCGCACATGCGCCGCAAGCACCCCAAGTCGACGGGAGGGAAGAAGTAGTGGCCAAGCGCAAGCCGACCACCAAGGCGGGGCAGAAGGCGAAGATGAAGCTGGTGATGGACGAATGGAAGGCGGGCACGCTCCACTCGGGTAGCAAGAAGGGGCCGATCGTGCGCAACCAGCGCCAAGCGGTCGCGATCGGCCTCAGCCAGTCGGGCCAGTCCCGCAAGCGAAAGACGAGGAAGCGATGAGCGAGAGCGCAGACGAGGCGCCCGATCTGAGGGCGCCCCCGACCGAGACCTTCACCGTTTACCTGATGGCAGCCGACCAGACGACCAAGGAGACGCTTCTTGGCGGTGCTACCGATCAGCCCTCGGCGGTCGCGATTGCCTGTGCCGCCTACACCTACCTGCAGACGCAGTGGATGAAGACGGGGCGGATGGTCCAGGTCTTCGACGGCACCGGCACCAATGTCGTCGCCTGGCTCGGCGTCCAGTACACCTAACGAGAGGAACCTGATGCCGCAGGGATACGGCTCATCGAAGCAGCTTCGGCCCGACGCTCCCGCCGAGGAGTGGGCAAACGCGGCCACCACGCAGCAGCCCGGCACCGAGCAGTCCTTCAACTTCGACGAAGGCCCGTTCGCTCCCGACTACTGGGAGGACACCGTGCTGGAGCAGGGCGAGCCGGAAGACGACTAGCCCGCAAGCAAGCAGCAAGCAGTACACGCCGAGCGAGACAGGCCTCACCTCCTAGTCCGACGATCGACGCCTGTCTTTACGGCGTCGTCTCGTTAGCGACCCACAGGAGGTAGCTCGTGAAGGTGGCTGTCGTCACCCTCATCCTTGCCCTCTCGACCGTGGCCTTTGCCGCCCGCGCGGCGGCGACGGACCGGATACAGCGCGTGATCTGCGGGGTCTTCGGCCCCTACTGCTCTCAGGCACTGCGAGTCGCGTGGTGCGAATCGAGGCTCTCCACGACGGCAGTCAACGGCCAGTACCTCGGCCTCTTCCAGATGGGGGACTATGCACGAGGACGATACGGGCACGGCCCCGACGCCTGGACCCAGTCCGAAGCCGCCTTCCGCTACTTCGCAGACAACGGTTTCAGTTGGGCGGCTTGGTCATGTAAGCCCTGATGAGCGCGAGCACTTCCTCGCCGTCTACGAGCGCAAGAAGGGCGAGCGCGAGGCGGCGATGAAGCACCCGGCAGGCCTGCTCGACCACGTCCTCTGCATCGACCCGAAGACCGGCGAGCGCTTCACCTTCACCCTTGCAGACCCCGAGGCTGGCTGGTACTGGCAGCGCCGCGTGCTCGACCGCTGGATGGGCCAGCCGCTGAGCATGGTTCTGAAGGCCCGCCAGATCGGGATCACCTGGCTTGCGGCGGGCTACGCGCTCTGAAAGCTCCTGACCATGCCCGGCACTCGTGCTCTGGTCGTCTCGATCAACGAGGACGAGGCGATCAAGGTCGTCAACCGGCTCTTCGACATGGTCAACTCACTCCCCGACCATCTTCGCTTCGGCGCCGAGATCAGCAAGCCGACACGAGGGGCGCGGCCGACGACGACGATCGAGCTGACCTTTCCCGACGGGCGCCTCTCGACCGTCGTCGGCCTCCCCTCGACGCGAAGGGCGGGGCACGGGGAGACGGCGACGATCGTCCTCCTCGACGAGTACGCCCGTCACGAGTACGCGCAGGAGTCGTGGAAGGCGCTCTTCCCCACCGCCGACAACGGCGGGCAGCTCATCGTCATCTCCACTGCCAACGGCATCTCCAACGAGCAGACCGGCGAGGGTAACTTCTTCCACCACCTCTGGGTCAACCAGGAGAGTTACGGGATCGACGGCCAGTTTCTCGCCTGGGATCTTCATCCCGACCGCGACGAGCACTGGTACGCCACCCATGCAAGAGCGCTCCCGGCAGCCGACCGGGCCGAGCAGTTCCCGCGTAATCCCGAAGACGCTTTCATCAACACGGGCGAGTGCTGGTTCGACCTGGAGGCGCTCGCCTGGTACTCGGAGCACAAGCCCCTCGCCGAGGAGAAGCGTCTTCGCTTCCACGTCTCGGAGACGGGCGGGAGGGCGAAGATCCACTACTCCGAGCACGGCTGGGTCAGGCTCTATGCGCGGCCCGATGCGAGTCACGACTACGCGATCGGCGCCGATGTCGCGACCGGGCGCGGCCTCGACTACTCCTGCGCCTACGTGATCGACCTCAGCTCGATGTCGCTCGCGGCCGAGCTGCACGCGAAGATCGACGCCGACGAGTTCGCCGAGCAGCTCCACTATCTCGGGCGCTGGTACGGCACCGCGCGGATGGCGATCGAGATGGGCGGCGGCTTCGGCGAGCCGGTGATCATCTCGCTCCGCGACGGCAGGAAAGGGAGGCCGCACTACCCGAAGCTCTACCGGCACGCGATCGGCGACCGGCCCGACAACCACCAGCTCAAGAACTACGGCTTCCCGATGAACCAGAAGACGAGGCCGCAGGTGATCAACCAGATCGAGCAGGTGATCCGTGAGCGCACGATTCCGGCTCTGCCCCGCAGTCTGATCATGGAGTGCCGCACCTTCGTGCGCCAGAAGACCTTGCCCTCGCCGAGGGCGCAGGACGGATCCAACGATGACCGCGTGATGGCGTTTGGGATCGCCCTGGAGATGTACCGCCTCTACGGCACCCACGAACGCCGCTACCGGGCGAAGCCCAAACGCCGCCGCACAGGCTCGGCGAACTATCCCTGGGAGAGGAGTACCGCATGAGCAGTATGCTCGCCGCCCTCGCCGGGCCGCGTCCCGGCCCCGGTCCCGGCGGACCGCCGCTACCGCCGCATCTCGCGCCCGGAGGGCCGCTCTCTGCCCCGCCGCCGCCCGACGCGCCCGACGTGCCGGGCCATCCCGACGATGTCTACGACACCTCGATGCAGGCGCTCGACGTGGCCGAGCACGCGCTCCAGGCCTTCATCCGCATGGATCACGACGCGATGGACAAGGCGCAGGCCTCGAAAGCGCTCGCGATCGTCACCGGCCTCAAGGGTGGGCACCAGAAGGACGCGATGTCGGGCGGGGGCAAGAGTCTCGTGCGGGCGCTGCAGGGTGCACCGGGACTGCCGGGGCTGGGAGCCTAGTTGACCTCATACGGAGTCGACTCCACGCCGACCAGCGACAACGTCGGCGAGAACGTCGACCCTTACACCCAGATCGAGAACGCCGACGCGCTCGCCCTCGTCGTCAACGCGGTGCAGAAGTGCGAGCGCGATTACCACAACGAGTTCGTGCGCAAGCTGGAGAAGCGCTACCTCGCCTACCGGGGCCTGATGCAGGACGACGGTCAGGGATCGAGCGACCCGACCGAGCAGTGGCGCTCACAGATCACAACCCCGTATGTGCTCAACACCTGCGAGGGGATGTTGGCGACGATGCTGGAGCCGAGGCCGCGCTTCGACGTGCAGCCGCGCCCACGCCCCGAGGAGGCAATCGCCGACGTGCTTGCGCGGATCACCTCGGTCGAGGCGGTCGAGGACACGCTCACCTACGCCTTCGACCGCGACGGCTTCGCCGCCAAGCAGCGGCCCTTCATGCAGCAGGACATGATCGCGGGCCTCTCGGTGATCAAGGCCTACTGGCGCAGCGAGAAGCGCAAGGTGACAAAGCTCGCGCAGCACTCGCTCGTGATCGCCGACGCCTTCGGCCAGCCCTACGACTCGGTCACCGTCTACGACGAGCAGGAGCCGACCGAGACGCTGATCGTCGACGACGCCTGCGCCGAGGTCGTCGACCTGCGCGACTTCTTCTGGCCGGGGGTCGCGCCCAGCCCGCAGAAGGCCGAGTTCCTGATCCACCGCACCTTTGAGACATACGAGTCGCTGCAGCGCAAGGTCGGCGACGGCTTCTACGACTACGAGAACGTGGACAAGCTCAAGTGGCAGTCCTCGACCAGCTCGGTGCCGCGCACCTCCGACATCTCCGCACGCGAGATGCGCCTGCGCCACGTCGACCGCGCCTGGCAACTGATCGAGGTACTGGAGTACTGGACGCCCGAGCGCGTGATCACGGTCGGCAACCGCCAGATCGTGCTCAAGGACCGGCCCAACCCGCTCTGGATGGGGCGGATGCCCTTCATCGTCTGCTCGGGAATGCCCGATGCCTTCCAGATCCCCGGCCTCTCGATCGTCGAGGCGCTCGCCCAGCTCCAGGAGATGCTGTGGACGCTGCAGAACCAGCGGATCGATGTGGTGCGGATGCTCGCCAACGTGATCACTCTCGTCCGCAGCGATGTGGACGACCTGGAGAGTTTCGTCTACGAGCCGAACGCGATGTGGCTGGTCGAGGATCCGGGCCAGATCGGGACACTCCCGATCGACTCGGCAGCGGCCTCGATCACCCTGGAGGCCGAGGGCCTGCTCAAGGGCGACCTGCAGAACATCATGGGCGGGCTGCCGATGAACAGCGGCGTCAACTCGCAGACCGTCGACCAGTCGACTGCGACCGGCGTCTCGATCATCACCACGATCGCCCAGCGTCTGATCCAGGCCCGCAAGCAGCATTACCTCTGGGCCTACGCCGAGCTGGGACGGCACTTCCTCCTCCTCTACCAGCAGTTCCTGCGCGAGGAGAGGGTCGTCCGCATCGTCGGGCAGGCGGGCGCGCAGGCGTTCAAGACGATCAGTCCGATCGAGATCCAGGGCGATTACGACATCACCATCGACGTGACCGCCGACTCGCTGATGCGTCAAGAGCGCCGGGCCGAGTCGCAGAGCTTGATGCAGATGGCGGCACAGGTGCAGCCGGTCATGGCCCAGTCCGGCGCCCCGCTCAATCTGAAGGCCTACATGGAGAAGGTGCTCGACTCCTACAA